TTACTTTTTTTGTTGCCATGTTTCCAGGTATTGGTTTAGCCGTTCGACGTTTGCAAGTTGTGACTTCCGCACCTTATGGGCGGTAGTTAATGGCTTGCTTAAAGGCTTTCCATTGGTTGCTTTCGGGGCGCTTGGGGTAGACATTTAGATTCTGAAAGTAGTTGCGTGTGGTTGGGTGTAGGTCGTCGTCAACGTTGGCTTGGTATTGTGGGTACAACTCTTGGTTGTGACACAACCGCTCAATCAAACGCTCTCGGTAAAACATAGCCATGTCTTCCGCTCGGTCGAGCACCAACTTAATGTCTGCCATGCTTGCGTTGCCTCCCTGCTCGGAGTCGGGCAAAGAGACAGTGTTGTTGGCAAACCGAAGGCGGAGGCTATACCCCACCTCGACGAAGGCAAATTGTGTAAGGGCGGGCAAGATGTAGTCAACCAACAAAGTCTTGTAAGCCGCGTTCGCGGGCAAGTCAATGTTGTTGTCAATGATAAGTTTCTTCAGGTGGTCGTCCAGCTTGGTACCCAACACGGGCAAAATGTGTCGGTCTTGAGCCAACAAGATTTGAGGCTTCAAAAGGTCGTCGTCAACACTCGACCCAATAGGGGTGTCACGCTTGAGCCTTGAGGTGCTTAAGTAAATCGTTGCCATTATCGGTATTGTTCCATGTTAATGTTCAAAGCCAAGTTGTGGTCACGGGCTAAAGCCTTAACCGCATCCTTGACCTTCTCGGATTCAACCCACCTATTGCCTTCATATTGTACCGCGACACAACTATTTGCCCCGCGACCCACTTGCCAGATCGACATAGGAACTTGTGTGGTGCGCTCCAACTTGCGGGCAACCCCTCGCCACGACATGCCTTGCAGTAGGTATAGGTCGGTCATCATTGCTTGTCTCGTGGGGCTACGGCTTCTTCACCTTGTTGTACAACGTAGGGGTTATTGCCTACCGCATTCATCACATCATTGAAGCGTCCTTCGACAAGTTCGTTCCACTCTGCCAACGCTTCGTCCAAATCCTCAAAAGTGTATTCTCCTTTGTCGTAGATGTAGATGCGACGCTTCCATCCATGTTGGCAATTCTTACCGCCAGCCCATTCGAAGATTGGGTAGGTTGAAGAACCCGCTTGTGCAAATTGCCCGTTCACTCCGTCGTCACTCATTTCTTGGATGTCCTCGTAGCGGTACTCAACTCCCGCGTCTGACAACTCCATCATCTCTACACAAAAGTCACGGCTTGCACCTTCGGGCGTGTCCTTGCTTGTCTTCTCGTAGGCGTAGCGTACCGCAAACAAGTAGCCTTTGGGACTGACAATCTCTCCCCACTCGCTAAATTCCTCGATGTTAGAGTAGTCTTCTAACCCGAAGTTTCTGCGGGTGTGCAAGCGGTGGTCAACCTTTGTGTCCGTCACGCTTTCCTCTTTGAGAAAAAAAAAGCGGTCGGTGTCGACGGGGGCATTCTTGTCCGCTAACCGCGTCAACCATTCCTCGCCTTGCTCGGTAGTGATGCGACCTTGGCGACTCAATTGAATGTCCGCTTCTTCTTCGGTGGTGTCTATTTCTTCTTGGGCTTCTTCTTCTTCTACAATTCCAATGGCGCTGACACCCTCGGTAAACAATGCTTCGGCAACTTGAGGTGAGAATTGAAGCATCTGCACCAAGAAGACTTTGGCTTGTTCTTCGGTTAGGATGCCTTCTTGTACCTTGACCAACACCTCCACCGCGCTTGCGATTTGTGCGCCATTGTACGAAGCATCCTTGTCTACTGCGGCTTCTTCCAAATTCATTTCCTCGACATACAAGAACGAGGCAGGTTGCAACTTCTTGAAGTGAAGGTCAAGGGTAATGCCCATCGCTGACAACATAGGGCGTAGACCACGGATGAATGTTTCTTGGAATGGGCGAATGACCAAGTTGTGGAACAACTCGTAGGCATCGCGCATCTCGTCCGCGTTGCTTCCAAAGCCCCCGCCTTCGCTACGCAAACCGAACAAGAGGGGCGAGGTCACGCGGTGTCCCGACAACACTTGCGTCACGATCTGTTCTGAATAGAAAGCGTAGGTCTTTTGCGGGTCACTCGGTTGGAAGGCTTCAAAGGTCGGTGCCTCGTCTGCACTGTCTGAATAGGTAATGAGAAACTTACCCGCGTTGCTTGCGCTCCCAAACTTGTCGTAGATAAGGCGCTCCAGCTTTTGGCGTTCCTCATCCGACGGCACCCCCGAACGGAAGTTTATGACCATAGAGGGAAACAAGCCGTTCTCAAGTGAGCTGGAATGGAAGTCAGCTACCTTCGCATCCGCGTCAATCCATGACAAGGAACCAATGTAGTCAGGCAATCCGTAGTAGAAGGACTGCGGGTTGTACAATTTGATTTGCACAATCTGACTTGCAGCCGTGCGGTCGGATGGCGTGAAGGCGGGAATGACTTGGGGAGGGTGTTGTGACACGTTCTCCCAATCGGTTGAATAGTAGAAGTGCGTCACCTCGTCCTCGTCATTGACCTTGCCAGATCGAATGTTCGCGCATGGCACATGGTGTACCTCGCTAATGGTTGTGCGGTCTTGTGACCAAATCACATTGAGGTAGCATTGACCATACAACTTGAGGTCAAAGGCACTACGCTTCAAACACGTCTCGTCACCAAACAAAACCTTCACCTTCAACCATTGGTCAATGTGTTGGTCTTTGTAGGTGGCATCCAAGCCGTGTCCAAAAATCATGTCCGCGACACCCTTGACAATAGCGTTGTGCATTCCGCTTCCAAGCATGAGGCTTTCCAAATAGAGGAACCACATGTTGTCCTCCCCCGCATCAATCCACTCGTGGCGATTGCTTTCTTCAAAGGTGGGGGTTGGTGTGCCCGCGTAGGGCATGACCGACATTTTAACTTTATCCATCGTACACTACGTCAGAGCTGGGGTTGGTTGAATAGGTGTTGTAGGGGCGTTCCTCAATAGGTGAGTCTGCATCGAACCGAAGGTACACCAAATGCCTACCCAAATCCACCGAAGGTTGAAACAGATCCATAGTGTACATACCCACGGGGTGGTCAATTGTGCTAATGTCAAACTTGACCGCACGACTATTGACGCTCAACGAGCTGGCTTGTTGTGTCGTTTGTTCCTTGGTTTCAAGGTTGGTAAGAATGCAGGTAAGGTCGTAAGCCTTGTCAAAGTCGGCAATGTAGATGCGGACTGTTTGGCGTAGGGCGTTGTGGATTAATTGCACCATGTCATTCTACAATATAAACCAAACCAAAAAGGGGTAAGCCGAAGCCTACCCCCTTTCGTGTTCACTTGTTCAACAAACTTAAGGCGCTGGGTCAACCGCAATTTCCGAGGTTGAGTAGGCGGCAAATGGAGCCGAATTACAACCCGTCGTGCATGTTGTTGTAGGACCAACAAGTTCCATGAATGCGACAGTCTCACGACCCGTGAAAGTGATTTGCATTCCGTTCTTGTCGCCAAAGGCTTGTCCCGTGTCGATGCTACCGCCCGTCACGTCCATACCATTCTTTGCACCGAGCATAAGCAAGTTGCCTTGGTTGTCCTCAACAATGATTTGAGGTCGTCCGTAAGCCAACACGCGCAAGGTGTTTGCGTCCTCCAAAGTCAACTTAATAAAGTCGACAGTCAAGACTTGTTCAAAGAAGGTGGTGCCCGTTGAAGGGTCTGAATTTACACTAATCGAAAGGTTTGCCATCTCACGACGTAGGGCAAAGTAGTACACTTCAAACGCGGCAGCCGTCACTCCGTCATTGTACGCAGAGATGTCACTAATCTCGTTGTCTGCGGAGATAGCCGTTGTCGTGTTGTTGTACCACTCGTCGTAGTTGTGGATGTAGATACCCTTAATGCCACCCGTTGCATCTTTGCAACTCGTGGCGCGTCCTGCTGAAATATCACACGGCATGATGCAATGGTTTTAAGGGTTAAAATGTTTTACCTACAATCGCGTCCGCAGGGGTTCCCGCGACAGTTCCCAATCCAAACTGCATGACCACCCGCACGTTGTCGGAGCCATCGTATTGGTACACGGGAATGTATTGAACGCTTGAGAAGTCAGTCATGAGGTTTGAACCCACGACCAAGTTTTCAGATTGAGCCAAAACAATAGCGTCATCAAACATACCTGGACATTCGGCAATTGCGATACCCAAGAAGTTCAATTGTCCGAACGCTTGGTTAGTCACTTGGGCGTTGTAACCCGTACCTACGGAGTCGCCCGTAGTCAAGGCAGAACCACCCGCAGTAGCCAACGCTTGGCGGTACAACGCGGCAGTCTTGTTGGACACGAAGAACTTCAGGTCGGGCTTGTTCAAGATAGCTGACTTATTAGATGCGGCTTTTTGGTAAACCAAACCAAGTTGGGCAATGACGTTTCCAGCCGTCATTGAAGTAATGGCTTGAGTCGTCGCGCTTGCCAAAGAAGACGCGGCAAGACCTGCGGCATCAAACGTCCCGTCGTTTGACAAGAAACCTGCACCGCCAACGGAGCCTCCGCGCCAGATCAAATCTTCAACGCCTTCAGCCGTCTTCGCGGCTACTTGCTCAATTACGAAGTTCCGAATCTCATTGCTACCCCAATCGGTAGTAGCACGGGCACCACGTTGTGACACCCAAGAAGGGAGCAACGTGCCACGGCACAATTCTTCGTTGACCTTCAAGTCAGTAAGCGTCAACACGCTCTCGCTCAAGGTGACGCTATTGCCGTCTGCAAAGTCACACCCTGCGGCTTGGATAACGTCATTAGCAACGGACGTAGATTGAATGACGGCTTTGTTTGTGATGCCGTCAATGGTGCGGACATAGTTGTTAGCCAAAGTCTCACCCGACTTTACTGCGGGTGCAATGAATGGCAACGCCAAATCCCCTGCATAGCTTGGGCTTGAGGGGTTGGCAAAGTTAGGATTCGCAAACGCCCGACGACGTGTGCGGTTCAAGGAGCGGTAACGGCTCATTTCAAAAGGGTTTTCATCATGTTGGAAACACGCTCTTTCACACTTGAGCCTTCGGCTTTAAGGGAACCCAGAGCGATAGGGTTTGCTTTGTAAGGGTTGGCACTCAACTTTTGTGCTGCGGGTGCCTTACCCAACGCATTCATCTCGCGCTTCATTTGCGCGATCTGGCGACGCTGACGAGCAATGGTGCGTTCCTCACGGCTCATCTCGGTGCGACGGCTACGCGATGGGCGACGTGAAGGGCGACCTTCCGCGCTAAAGCGTGAGCGTCCACGACGTGACATGCGAGAGCGTGAGCGTCCACCCGACATGCGGGACTTGCGACCACGGCTCATGCGGGCACGACCGCGCTGACGTGAAGCCTCTACTGCGGTAGGTTCCTCTGCGGGAGCCTCTGCGGGTTCGGCAGCAATCAAATCCATAGCCATTTGGTGTACGGCTTCGGCTTGTTCAGCACTCAAGCCCATGGCGGTAAGTGCCTCGACCAACGCGGTTGCGGGGTCGGTAGCGGGTGCCGCCTCTGCGGGTGCCGCTTCTTCTTCAAATTTTCTTTTGAACATAGGGGTTAATTAAAAAGGTTTATGCGTTTGCGAACCACAACACGGGGTTGTTGCTTGGTCCGTGTTGGGTGTATTCGTAGGACAAGTCGCGTTGAAACGCCTTCATGTCCATGTAGTTTACAAGTTTGTCTCCAAGGACTGTCGCAGGGTCTTCGCCAAACAATGCCCACTCACCCACATAGGCATCGCCTTGGTCCACAATTTCGTTGTACGCTTCTTCGTACTCTGGCGAGTCAACGTCATATTCGTCTTCAAGGATGAGGTCAATGTCGCCACTAACACGAACGTCATGTCCAAAGTCCTCGTAGCTGAAGTATTGTTCAATCGTTTCTTGACCGACAATTTCTTCTTCAACCAAGTGCCATGCCCATTCTTCCAAAGTCCATTGACCCATTACATGTCGGTCAAGGACGTTAGTGATGTCGTCGTCAATGTCTCCGTAGCCTTCGTCGTCAAGCATGGACAACACATCGCCTACATCCCAACCCCACAAGTCGGCAGCTTCTTCCGCTTGCATTACCCCGTCAAATACGGCTTCGGTAACTCCGTCGTCTTGAACGGGCAACCAACCAGGGTAGTCTACCGCTTCCCATTCGTCTGCACCCAATTCTTCAATCCGCGTGTTCCACTCGTCGCGGTAATCGTCGTAGTCGCTGAATGACCAAGGTTGAATACTAATGTCCGTTTGTTCTCCATTGAGAAGATACAATCGGTGCCAAATCACAATGTCTTTTGCTTGCATTATCCGTAAGGTTCAAAGTAAAATTCGTTGCCGTCCAGATCCACAAGCCATCCCCACCACGACTCACTCCATAGGTCGTAGTTGTATTGGATGCGGTCTTTTGGCTCATTCATTTCAATCACGACGTGGGGCGGGTTCTTTCCGTCACCCTCGAAGACTTCGACAATTTCCATGTCCAATTGTGCATCGTACTTATTGTCTTCAATAAGTTCCTCCATTGCTTCAATGAAGTCAGATGTCTTGAAGTGTCGTTCCCAACCTTGCATCAGTCAAGGATTTGAACTTTTACCATGCCGTTGTACTCGGACACTTGAACCGCATGCCAATCGCTTGCGATGTCGTACACGTCGTCCAAGGTCTCGTCGTCGGCACCGCCATAAGTTGTAGAGAAGTACAAGCAAGGGTAGCCCCCATTGTATTCTAATTCTTCGAAAAACAAGCCGTAGTATTCCAGCTCATCCACCAAGTCTTGGTATTGGTTTTTCATATCGTTGTGGTTTACAATAAGGTGAATATGAAGTCGACATATCCATCTCCCGTTGACGCGTGAATTATATCCGCTCCCAAATCATCGGCAAGGTCTTGCGCATAAAAAAGAACGTCCTCCTCATTGCCACGAACAACACTTGTGCGCACCTCCACATCTACATCGCTGTCAACAACCAAGTCGTCATATCCAAGAATTGATGGGTGTTCTTGGTACGCGTCAAAGAAACGTTTTTGAACGGGGTTTAATGCCCCGTACTCTCTACTGCCATATCCATACATATCGTTGTGGTTTAGCCGAAGGACACTACGTCAAGCAACTCGTAAAGCATATTGTCAAGCAATGACTTTGCCTCACCTCGTGCGCCCCCGAAGATGTCAATGCGAATTTCTCGCAACACCTCTTGAAACTCCCGCTCGTCGTAGGTGTCGTCGATTGCATCCAAAACCATTTCGACCGCCTCATCAAATGCTCCGCTGGTGTTAATGCCCATTCGGTCTGCATCGTCCAAGTAGCTAATCACTACGTCCTCAAGTTTGTTGTAATTCATATCGTTGTGGTTTAAAGGTCGTTGTATTCGTCAACGTAGGTCATGATGGCAACGTCACGGGTCGGCAACCCAAGTGCGTCGCAGTATTCGTACAAGTCGTCAATGTTAGCAACGTCGATACTTAACTCTACCACATAAACCTCCTTGCTCATATAGTCAAGCACAACAATTTCGTTTCTGCTCAACTTGTGAATATCTGTCTTTGCCATATCGTTGTGGTTTAGATGTAACGCCAATTGTTGACACGCCCCCAATCGTCAAGAAAATCCAGTAGACCCTCCGCATTGCTTGTGCCTTCTACAAGCCATTTGTGTTGTTCCTTCACGTTGTCGCTGGACACCTCAATCATAAGATAACCATACCCGTCGGGTTCAATGCTATCGATGACAATATCTTGCTCCGACCAATACTCCATAAATTCGTCAAGCGCCTTTTCCAAATCGCGCTCTTCGCCTTTCCATTCAACTTCAACTGTACTCATATCGTTGTGGTTAGTATTTGCTTGTCTTCAACCCTCGGTCTTCGAGGACTTCAATAATCTCGTCACACTCACTACTTGTCGTGGTGTTCTTCAGGTGTAGGATTGTGGCGGGTTCAAGCATGCCACCCGTGCTTTCGTAGCGGTCAACGAGGTAGTCCAGATCCGCAGCCCACAAAATGTCGGCAACGTCATCATGGTATTCGTACACGAAGATGTTGACCTCGCTGTAAAATTGGTACTCTTTCATGGCACCCAAAGTAACATTTTTCGAACCAACGGCAAACTTTTTGGAGTAGCGGTTTTTTAACAACGCCTTGTAGAAACCGACCTTGTAAGCGTCCAGCTCGGTAGGTGTTGGCTCCGCAGGGGCTTCGGCTTTTTCTTCGATAGCCTTTACCTCCCCGTTGTACTCAATCAATACCCCGTCGTAAACCTCCAGGTCAATCCCTGCCTCGGTCGTGTATCGCCCGTTGGCAAGGTCGGTGGGTTCTCCCTTCTCGTCCAAGGTGTACACCGCAACGCCCGCTTCCATGTTTTCCGACTCGGTGACAAGGACAGTTCCGTCACCCAAGCGAGCCTCCGCGTAGAAGTTCCGACCCGTTACCTTGTTGTATAGTTGCTTCCAAACACTTGGGGCTTTGGGCTTTTGCTTGCTCATCCGCTCGATGCGGTCAAGAAAGTAGCCTTCAATAGAAAGCCCTTTTGCCTCGCCTGACTTAATCTTGTCCCACACTTCAGGGTTGTCAACCTTGGCGCGAACCATCCATGTGCCCTCGTTCAAATCGTTGAAGCCATACAAGTTGGCTTTGTCCATCTTGGGGTCTTGGACAATCCACGACTCTACAACGCTAACACCCTCGACGGGTTCTGCATGTTCAAAGGTGTGGTTGAGATTGCGTTGTGACTTCATGTACAACTCACTCGCCAACTTCACTGTCTCCTTGCTGAAGTACACATCGTATTCCTCGTTTTGTTCTTCGTCGAAGCGAACGATGTTGAAGTCAGGAACTAACGCGGGAGCAATAAGGGTGCGTTGTTCCTCGTCGATCTGGGCAAGTTGAACCATACGGGACTTGCCTTGCTCCTTGTTGAACGCTACCCAATTGACTTCAATTGCAGGTTCTTTGACCAACGAAATAGCCTCGACACCAAATGCGCCTTCGGCTTCGTCAATGACCAACTCAATTAGTTTTCTACTCATCCTGCGGTGTGCCAATAAGCCTTTGGGTATTCGTCTTGCAGATACTCTACAATGTCGTTCGCGACCTGCCGAGAATAGGGAAAGTCATAAATACTCAAACCCGAACGCGACTCGTCGGTGTCATATAGGTAAACGTCCTTTACACCTAACTCATCACACGCCTCCCAAAATTGCTCCCACAATTCGTCGATGTCGTAGGTGTCGGTGCCGTCAGCATAGATGTGTACCATACTCTTAAATAGAAAGGTGTTTACAAACTTGCGTTGGAACTAATGGTGTCGTAGTCCCTTTGTTGTCCTTCGATGTCAGACAACACCACATAGGATTTAATTGGTTCGGGCGCACCGCCCTCCCCCGTGTACTCGTTGCTGAAGTCAGTAGCCAAGTTTGGGTCAAGGGCTTGGGTCATTGCTCGTTGCACCCCACCGCCACCACCCGCGTCAGGCGTAGGAATGTTCACGGCTTGCGCCTCATTCATAATCTTTTTGATTTGCGCCCAACCCGCCACAACCGAACCGACCGCAGTAGCAATAAAACCCGCGATAGCAAATGGGGCACCTGGTCCCGTAGCCGCGGCAGCTTGTGTGGCACCCAAGATAGCGTTTGCGATAGATTGACCTTGCGCCAAAAGAACTTGACCAACGGCAAATCGACGTTCACGTTCTGCGGCTTCCGCTTCGATTCGTGCAATTTCCTCATCACTTGCCCCCCGAATTTTGGCTTCAATTATTGCGGACTCCGTTACCGCATCGCGGACGGCTTGCATTTCTTGTAAGACCCCACCAACAGTGTCCGCAAAGTCCAACGCGCTTTCAATCATTTCGCGTCGGCTATCGACAAAACTTTGCGCTTCGGCTTGGTCAATGGTCACGAGGTCATCCGCCAATTGCTGACGGATTTGCTTCATGAGCATGGCGTGTTGGTTCTCCAGCTCGGAAGTGTCCAACCCTTGAGCAACCAATTGTTCTTTCTCTTTTTCGTACCCCGCTTGCGCGATAGCCATGCGGTCTTGTGCCATGGCGTTTGCGTCGTCCCTTTCCTTCTCGAACTTGGCGGTGCGGTCGTCCATGCTTAACAACTGCAATTCACGCTCCAGCTCGTACATGGCGGTCAACTCCTTAATCTCTTTGTCCGCTCCGCCTCCACGAATTTTGTCCAACTCCGCTTGGCGTTGTGCCTCAAGCGCGGTGGTGTCCCGCCCGTACTGCTCCGCCAAAGCAATCAATTCCGCGTACCTATCTTCTACGGCTTTGATCTGGCGCTCTCCTTGTGTCATCTCGGCTTGCTCCAACCGCTCCAAATCTGACTTTGCTTGCTCGTCCCTTTCTTCTTGGTACTTGTTTTCGATGTCAGTTAGTTCTTGTTGGTGTTGTGCCTCTAACCGCTCCATGTCCTCTTGGCTCAACTTCGCCTCTTTCGCTTGCTCCATCGCGGCTTTTTGCCTCCGCTTGGTTCGCATAATCTCTAATGCCTCCGCGTTTTCCTCACCCTGCAATCCCAATTCTTGTTCGTAGATGGCAAGGTCTTCGAGAATCTTCATTCTCATTTGCGCTTGCTTCTTTGCCAACGCTTCACCCTCTTTACGCAACCGCTCCGCCTCGCGCTCCGCATCCGCCCGTTCTTGTACCAACTCTTTTGCCTCACCTACAAGGGCGTTGTACTCCGCTTGTGCTTGCGCCAACTCTGCGGTAGCCTCCTTGTTGGCTTCGTTAGCCTCCAACGATTCTCTTTGCAATCGTTCTTGGGCTTGCCTTCCTGACTCCCAAAAGCCTTTGTACTCCGATACAACAGTGTTGTAGTCCGCTTCGGCAGCTACTTCGGCTTCCCTCAATGTGGTAAGGGTTTGGCTTTGTTTGATTCGTGCCCGCTCCAACTTCTCCTTAATCGCCAACGCTTCGTTGGCTTGCTTCAGTTGTGTAGCTTGGTCTGCCTCCAAGTCAATGATGCCGTTAAACTCGCGGTTCAACTCACTCAAAGCCTCCGCCCTGGCTTCTTCACTTGCGGTAGCGTCACCCAAAATTTGAACGTAGCCCCGTGTGCTTGTGTTCAAGTCCCTTACCGCTCGGTCTTGTTCTGCCACAAGTTCCGCGTTGCGCTCCGCTTCTTTGTCTACAAAGCCCAAGGCTTCGCTAATGGCATCCCAATTAGCTACAAGTTCTTCAAGGGCAAGAATGATAAGACCAATACCAATGGATGCCCAAGCCGCCTTAAGCGCCTTGAAACTTTTGGACACACCCTTTACCCCTCTTTGGGTAGCCTTAAACGACCGCAACAACCCTTGGATGTTTCGTGGCAACAAGCCCGTGAACAACTCACCCAAGCCTTTCCAATCCTTTTTGGCTTCTTTCGCTGACTCGCCCGCCTTCTCACCCGTCTTCTCCAACGACTTGCTGAAGTCCTCAAGTTTCTTCTTGGCTTGCTCGTCCTTGACCTGCAAGGTGACTGTCAATGTTTCAGCCATGGCGCACAATCATTTTGACCTTTGACCAAAGCGAAGTGTCCAGATCGTAGTAGCCGTACCACAACTTGTAGATGTCGTGCCTCCCTTGCTCAAGGTCTTTGCCCATGGCAACCATGCTCGGTAGGATTTGTCCAATGTCGTTTATGTAGTCCTTCATTGTTGTTCAATTACAATTATGCCCGCTTGGGTTGCCAAAGCCTCCCCTCCCTGCATTACAATAGGTGTGGGTGCGATAGACTCCCGCTCAATAAGTCGGGCGGTGACAGTCACGTCTAACAACCAATCTGCCTCCATGCCACCACAATAGAACTGCACCGAGGTTACGTCATCGACGACTGCGGTTTGTACTCCAATGGTTAGGGGGCTAACGTCACCAATGCGGGAGGTCACGTCGTCCGCACCTGCCTTGTCGCCCACAAAGTCCTTCGCTCGAATTACCCCCGTCCACGTCCCAAACTCTACATCGCCCTTGTTCGCCTCCGTTGTGTTGGTTGCAATGTATTCGACATTGAATCCGAGGTTGACATTTTGAGCAATGGCAAAGGATGTTTCACCCGCGCTATTTTTCGCCAACTCGTTGGCGGTACCCTTTGTGCTTAACGTGAGCTGGAAAGTAATAACTTGGGCATCGGCTCTACTCGTAATCACTTGCAACGGGTCAAAGAAAACATGAGTAGAGAGGTTGTGTCCGCGTGTAACGGCACCTGCGTTTCTTCCCATGGTGAAGTCCGATGCGTCGTAACAACTATCGCCCGTAGAACATGTGCCCGCATTTTCATCCCACATCCAATTGCCTCCACCAATAGAGTCACAACATGCTTCGTTCAAAGCTACCTCTACCCCAAATCGGTCGAAGCCCGTCACAATGCCTTGGCAATCAATATCGACAGTCATGATGTTCAAGGTGCATGGTTGACCAATTGGTGTAGACCCCGCACCCGAAGTGAGCAACCTTCGCAACGTCACCTTACTTGCTTGGTTCCCACCGACGTAGTAATTACTCACCGACTCCAAGTAGTAGTATTGGGTGTCGATTTGGATAATGTCACCCCACGTCATGGTCGCCAGATCGCTGGCATTTACGAACATTTCACACTCCAAAATACGGGTGTCAATGCTATACCTTTCCTCAACCTCTTGTTCGTAATGCACCTCGTACAACGTCTTTTTGTTGTTGGTGTCAAACAATCCATTGTAAGATTGTTTCTTCGACCACGTTAGAGCATTGTTCGCGTAGTAAGGAATGGCTCGTTTGTGTCGGTTAATCAAAAAGCCCGTGGGGTCTTCTTCATTGTCAAACAAGTAGAGACCTGGCGTAAACCCTTGTGAAGCGGTTGTGCGGTAAACGAAGAACCTTGAATTGCCTGAAGGCTTAACCTTCCATGTTGTAGCCTCCCACTCCAAGTCCTTAAACATCATGAGCATGTTAGGCTTGGCGGTTTGGTCGAATTGGTCAAGATAAAGCGCACCATTGTTGTCGTACCCGTCAGGCACTTTCATCCAATGTGGTGTGCTGAAGTACCCACCAATTTCTTCTTCGCCTTGGGTGTACTCCTTGTTGCTCCGATACGTCCACGAGTCCCAATCCCTCTTGTATTTTTCTTCCCACCAATTTCCAAAGTTGTTGTCGGTCAACTCGTGCCTGAACGTCAACTTGCGCTTCAAGTCTCCCGCGTTGCCCTGCAATGTAACGGGTTTTGATCTGTCAAGTTTGGCGCTCCAATTCTTGGCACCTTGAATGTTGGTGTCGTACAACTCCCTCCGCAGATACAAGTACGCTCGTTTGTCTTGCACATTCACGTCAAGCGCCATGTTGTATTGCTTCATCAATGCCTCGAACCACTCGCCTACCGACTCGTCGCCCAAACTTTGTGGCACCAAAACAGTGTTGCTCTGACCTATGTAGCTGACGAACTTAACGCTCAAGTCTCCTTGTTCAAACACGACGGGGACTGCCGTAGAAACTTGAGACCATTGCACATAGAAGCTAACTTGGTCTTGGGCACTTAAATAGATTGAAAAAGTTTGTTGGTATATCCCCGAAGTTGTCGTGGTGTCCGCAGAAAAGTTTGTCCATTGGGTGGTAAGGCTTACGCCCGTCGATGTAATTAGTGGCATTACACCTATGGAAAAATTGTCATTTGTCCCTGCTGCCCGCGTCCAAGTGCCCGTTACCTGAAAGAAGTAAACACCCGATTGTGGCGCTTCAAAATACACTCCATCAAACAATCCGTCGGGGTCGTATTCGGGCGTGGTTTCCAAGAATGCTGCGGCTCCTTCAAAGTCAGTACCCGTCATTTCCAAATCATACACTACACCCGAAGCCTGGGAAAAATAATAATCCACCAAACATTCAGCCGAATAGTAGGGGCGGTACGTTTGGTTTTCAGGGGTTGTCATGTAGTACAAAGCCTCGAAGCATGGGCGGTTATCTGCCGTGTCCATGGTCTCGTTGTACACCAAGGCGAGACCACAATACTCAAAAATCTTCTCCAACAAGTAAGACACTTGCACTCCAACGCAAAAACTCTTTGCCGTCCACGTTCGATTGAAGTTGGGTTGACTGTCCAGCTCCAGCATCCCTTGAGACAAGGGGTAGTATTCCCTCTCCAAATTGCTATTCAAATCGGAGAAGTAGGTCATTTGAAGCGGGTAGAAAATCTTTTCGTCTCCCAATTGACCTTGTGTAATGTCGTACCCCCCATACGTTTGGTCGATGTTGTACGCGGTCTTTTCGTGGTCAAGACCTTGGAAGATTGTGCCGTCAGGGTTAGTGAAGATGTCCACCCACCGAGCCTCCTTAAGTTTGGAGTACACGTCAGCCGCCTTGCCGTAGATGGCACACTTGTACTTGCGGGCTTGCAAGTCCATGGACATGACGTTCAAGGAGCCATGCAAGATGTCGTTGTCGTCTTCATAAACGATGCAGTCCAAGGACGCTCGAATGTCAACATCTATGGTGGCAGGGTTGCGGTACCCCGTTAACGCCAGATCATTGCTTTCCGTAAAGGGCAAGGTGAAGGAAAGGCTATGGGGTGCCTTGGACTTTCCGACTGTCGAGATGTCGGCAAACTGCCAATTTAGACTCAAGGACAATTCATTAACGTCCAAGAAGATAGTCCCGTGGTCACTCGTTTCTACGGAAATGCGAAGCATTAGATGAGGGGTCGGGGGTTGTTGCTATACTCGAAGTCAAAGGTGTATTCCACAAGTTTGTCCGTCACTCGGTACATGTACGACATGCTTGTGCTTGTAATCAAACAAGGGTAGAAACTCGGTGCCGAAGAAACTTGGGTGTCGTTGTCTACCCACTTGGTGACGTACACTTCTTGGCTTGTCATTAACTCCCTGACAACTGCATTCATGTCTTCGCTAATGTACCCCGTATTTGCCGTGTACTTGTCTTGAATGGATGCAACACGAGACACGCGGGTGAAGTCGTGGGTGTTGTTTGTCTCGATGCCTACAACGTTGTTGGCAGAATTGTAGTTGGTGTCGCGTCTCATGTGTTCCTCTCGTTGGTTATTCATGACCCGCTTGGTGTAGGTGCGGCACGACAAGTAGTCAAACCCACCCAACCGATTGCGGAATTTGAATTGCAGACGCTCCGAACCACTACAAGCGCCACCCTCCTTTTTCAACATGTTGTGCAAGCGAACAATCTGGTTTCCCGTGGTGGCATTACCGCTCGTCATGGGCACAAGGTCTATGTACTCCCAAGTGCCCAAAGCAATTCCGCCTTGCATGGTTCCGTTGTACACGTCAACCCCTCCAGCTTCTAACGACATGATGTCTCGCGGACCAAAGTGTATTTCACGAAGGAGCAATCCGTTTGCCGTTTGGGGTACCGCTTGCGTGTCTACATAGATGCTTTCAAGGGCATTGATGGTGAATGTTTGTGTTTGCGGTGTGCCACCAATAACCTTCACTTGGAACTTACCGACGTTGCTATTCCATGTGTCGTCACCTACACCCGACCCTTTCTTTGCCGCAACGTATGTCACCGAATATCTATCGTATGGCATGACATCGACGTGCATGATGGGGCGGTTGCCATAGATAAAAGCCCCTTCACCTTTACCCCTTGCCCTTGTCGTAAGGTAGGTGCCCGCGTTCGATTTGAGTATGTAGTCACTCACGGGGCGTTCGCTCCACGAAGTGAAGGTGTCAGTCAGGGCACCCCCAATGATGCGGTAGTACTTGGTGGCAGGGTACGTCGTGGGTTGTGTGTCCGACTTCCAGCCCAACTGCACTTTAATGTACCACTCCCTGCCCGCATAGGTTTGGATGTTGTCCTCGTAAGTCGATTCGGTGTCGAGGGTTTGCAAGGCTCCTTTGGCAATGCGGTCGCCAGCCAACACCACGCTTTGAATATCAAAGACCCCGTAGTTCAAGGCGTTGCCACGGCTCGACATAGTGCCCAATGCACTCCACCCCGTACCCGTCCAATAGCTGACTTTGCACAAGTAGTTGTGGTTGGTGTGACTGCCTACGTCTGTGTTTTCCGTGACGATGGGTACCCCGTCATAAGCCCATTGTATTGCGGCTTGGTTGTCCCCACCTTGGTGAACATTGAATGCCATTAGTTCCCAATAAGTTTGTATTCAACAACGATTTTGCTTGCCTCGTCCTCAAGGATAGTTCCGATAGCATTGCCTATGTCCTTCGTGTATGCGCTCTCCAATAGCTTCTTGTACCTCTTGTATTGAGCCTTGACAGTCGGCTCAAGGAACGGGGTGGGTGCGATGCCATGGAGGTAGACGTTCCGACTAATCATGAAGGACATGCCATCGTAGGACATGAAGCGCCCCGTCTTGCGGTCTTGCCATTGCTCAACGGGTTTGTCCGTTATCCATTGACGGATGGCAGGTTGTAGCGTACCCTTCTCTCCGCTTCCAGATCCAAACTGAAATGGTGAGTCAGGTGCTTTGTTTGCGGTCATGGCACCCTTTACACCCTTCTCTACAAACGCCCAATAGGGTGCCCCCTCCATCGCCCACACTACACTTGTGTTGCCGTCCTTGTCTACAACGACTTTGTGTTGGATGCTCTCGCTCAAGTTGCCCGTGGCATTCTTGCCCTCCTTTTGCAGAATGGCACGAGCCGTGCGCGTTACAAATTTGCCGTAACTGTCGAGGGTCTTGGCTACCTTGGATAGCTTGACACGGACATCCCGCCCCAAAAGTTTTATCTTCAACTCCAGGCTCATGGGTACAAGGCATCACAAAGGTCTACGACGTTAGGAATGCGAATGGTAAAGTTGCCCGACCACCCCGTGAGTAGGTTGTCAAACCTTGAGGTAAAAGGGGTGCAGTCGACGGGCAATTCAAACGACCATTCGTGGTTGACTGTTCCCCCTGCTTGGGTACTCAACGCCAACTCAAACTTGGCAATGACATCTTGCATGAGTAGAAGCGTCTCGCTATACACCTCCACAAGGTCATCCGATTGTTCTTCAACCACCAAGTCACCAATGATAACCTCGTACCTAAACTCTACATACCCCCCATTGATCTGGGCACCGCTACACCCTGCGTACAAAAGCGGGTATTTGTCAATGGTCATCTTGTCAATGTCTACCTCCTTGGTCGTGTTGGTGTAGTAGGCTTGAATTGTTTGGTGTTCGTCAACGATGTTGCGAAAGGTGTTGTCGATGTCTTTAACGCTTTGCATTGATTTTTATGCTTTCCGATAACCGCAAGTCAATTTCGTAGGCAAGGAACGTGAATGCCTCACTTATCAATATACGGCTAACCGCGTCCAGCTTGAGCAAGTCCCCGTCAGCCAACGAGTACATCACTCGGTACCAACCCCATTTATCCCGAAACTCCCGTTTCCCTTCCGATTGTTCGACGGAGGTAAAGAGGACCGCAAATCTCTCGCGAATGTCTCTGCGATATTCCAAAAAAAAACCATTGCTCCCACGGCTATTGTCATGGGCATGGAACGCATCACTTCAATGCGCGGCTCGTCAACGGCATAGTCTTCGATTTGGTAATGACCATGCACCTTCTCGGTAATGGGGCGGTACATCAAAGCCATCGCCCTATCCAAGTTCTCCACGAACCTACCTTCGGTAGCGTAGTGTTCGAGGTCTACAAACTCACCAAACGTCAGGTTGTTCCAATTGGGAATGAAGCCGTATTCGATGCCTTCGTACTCGAAGGTTTGCACCAAGTCCACGTCACCTTCAGGTGGTTGTTGCACCCACGCCAACCGACTCACAATATCCTCGTAACTGTCTTGTGTGAGGTAGGGCATCTCGTCCTCGGTCAAACCACAAAAGGCGGTAATGGCAACGATAGCCTTTTGCCGTGTGGTCGTAGCCTTCTCAATGCTTGCGGAGTAGTATTGGTACTCTCTCACGCTTACATCATTCCAGCTCGTGGGTATGGTAATCTTCTTCTTCATGCGATAACGTAGTGCCCTTGGCGTTTGGCTAATTTATTCAAACAACAATATCTAATCGCATCGACCCCATGATTGTGCATATCGACGGGTTGACCAAGCATCCTGCCATCGCGATCTGTTTTCCACTTGTAGTTCCGAAACTCCTTGTGTAGGTCTACGCTCTCCGCGTGGATGTGCAACTTGCGTCGCCTCATGATGTCGATGCCCTGCCTTATGGAGTCGGGACCTTTGCGGGCGGGCTTGACATTGAAGCCCTCCCTTCGCAGTTCCTCGATACTCTTTGGCTCCGCGCTATCGGCAATGACTTCGGTGGTGCGGTCAATGCCTATCTCTCTCATGTACCTGGCGATGTCTTGGTTTGTCATGCCCGTCTCGTACAACACTTGTTCCAAGTACAAGTCACCTTGGTTGTCGCCCAAGATGTACACGGCAATGAGGGCGGAGGGGTCGGTGGCGTACCCAAAGTCCAACCCGTAGGCAATCAATTTGGCTTGAGCTGGGCGTTCCTTGTAGGTGTGGGTAGTGAAGATTGTTTCTCTGCTGACACCCCGCATGCCCAAACCAAACACCCTCCAATAGTTCTCATCCGTTTCTTGCAGTCGTTCAATCTCTGCAATGGTCTCCTTGTTCAAGAAAGGGTTGTCTCGGTAGGTGCTGACAAAGAAGTTGGCATCGTCGCGTGGTATCAATTCGTCGTAGATGTAGGAGTATTCCATCGACGGGTTGAAGTCGCAGATGAATTTGTGCGTGGTACGAAGGAGTAGTTGGTACGTCTCATCCCGCGATAGCTCGTTTATTTCATTGACGTAGCAGACGTGGCGGCGACGTCCTCTAATTCGGTCGGGGCTATCGACCGATATAAACTCCCACATGTTGCCAAAGAGCATGTAGGTTTGTTCGGTCTTGTTGTGGTTCTTCTCGGTGTACCACCCTTGGGTCATGAGTATCTCCACGAAGTCACGAAGGACGGAACCACGAAGCGAAGGAAAGGTCTTGCGTACTACACTAATCGTCCACCCTGCATTCGGGTTTTGGGCACACCACTCCGCAAGGACTTGGAGACAACTAAACGTCTTGCCACTACGCGAACCGCCTTGGTGTATCGACAGTCGTTTCTTGCATGACTTTAGGTCGTGGTATGTCTTGGGTTGCCTCACTCGTCCTTGCCCAAGTTGCTTTCCTTTTGATCTGTTCGCTCCATGACATCTTCAAACCATGATGGCTCGGTAGGCTCGATGTCCATGACGACTGAAAGTTCTTGTTGCTTGGGCATGAAGTAGGGGAACAAGCCCGACAATGCCCGAAGGTACTTGTCCGCGCTTTCGTTGCGTAGCCCATCCAACGCATCTTGGATGTGCGTTACCTCCCCCTCCATGATGTGAATGAATAGGGTGCGGGCTTCTTCCGTGACCTTGTTAGGGCTTCCTTTGGGTCTACCCTTGCCGTGCTTGTTTCCCTTCTTGAATGCCATGTTTTCTCGTGTTATTTTAACTCATCAAAGATGCTTGTTTGTTTGCTCAACACTACTCGCCTGGGCTTTGGTGGGTTCGGTGTTCCATTGGGTTGGAACCACCCGTTTTCATGACCCAACCTCGACCACTTAAGGTATCGTTCTTGTTCTCGGAGCATGGCGTTAAACTCGTACTCGTTTGGTTGGGCATGGTAAAACCTTCCGTCGTCGTCTTGCTTTACTATCCCCAAGTCCATTAGTTCGCTTACCCTTGCGGCAAGTGTTTGGTGTGGCATCTTCAGTTCGTCCCGTAGTTCTTGGGTCGTCATGCGTCGCCCACTCAAGTGCATGTACACCCGACGTGCTTTTGTGTCGCGTTCGCCAGATCGTACCAATTCCAAAAAAGCCTCTCTACTTTGTTTGCTCATTGCTCCAATTTGTTTTTGTAGTGTTGAATGATTTTCTCGGTTTCCTTCTTGTAGTATTCTTTGAAGTCTCCTTGACCTCCCTGCTCCATCCAAACCTTGTACATGATGTTTCGCATGCGTTGGCTTTGCTTCTTGGGTTGGTCGTATAAGTCTAACTCTATGTTGTCCAGCTCGTCTATTTCTTCGGTGTTGACGTGTTCGGTTCCTCGGTAGTACAAGACTCCAAACGTGTCCAAGCATCGGTCAATTTCGGCTACCTCATTTGTCGTCAATTCTTGTGTGACAAATCGAATGCTCACCGACTTATCCTTTCTCCTTTGGTACCCGTCAAGAATGGCGGCATGGAACACCTTAAGCATTCTCGCAACTATTCTTGTAGGCTTTCTCCAACTTCACCAAAGCATCCTTGAGGCATGACCCGCATTGGGTAAACTTCTTTGGCTTACCGAACACTTGTTTCCACACGTTGGACAAGGCAAGTTGGTCGGGTCTACGAAACGTCTGCCTATCCCACGCGGGCTTCAAGACTGTCTCCCATGTCTTCTTGCTTTCCTCGTCCATCGGTTGGGCGTATGGGAACAAGGCGTTTAGTTTCTTTCTGCGTTCCTCGCACCCGCAGTCCTCCCCTGCAATCGCCTTGGCTAACTTGTCAAGTTTGGTTGCCTCGGTTATCTTTTGGATAGTGTCACCCAACCCTTCACTTTGCTTCTTCTTGGGCGCTGACTTCTTTCGAGCTGGAGCCTTGCGCTTGGCTTTGGGCTTGGTTGTACTTGTCGATTTTGCGCCTTGCTCTGCGGAGGGCTTTGTGGATTGTGTTTCGATTGATTCCTGTGGCATGGGAAAGGGTGTTTAGTGTGTGTTCGTGAAGGTAGTAAACTCTGAAAATTTCTCGCTCAAAGAACGGGAGGGTACCAAGTACCGCATCCACGTTGGGCATGTGTTGACTTGTCCAAGCGTCGGTGCGTTGGTCGTTCGTCTTGTTGGGAATAAGCAACACATGAAAGTCCAGATCGTTTGTCTCTCTCTCCTTGTGCTTCTTGTACTTGTAGTAGAATCGTGTGGTTTTGCTGAAGGCGTTAATCTTGGCGACTCGGATAAGGTAGTACCACAACTCACCGCGATTGCAGATGTCTTCGTACTTCTCCCCGTTGTCCTCCAAGATTGTCACACACAAGTCGTGCATGAGGTCTTGTCCAAGTTCCTCCCCAACGTACATGCAGCACATGTCTTGAAGCCTATCGTAGTGCTTGCTCAAAAACTTTTGCGTACATGTAATGCAGTCGGTCACAAGTCCTTCAATTTTTGCTCGTACATCTTACGCATGGCAACGATGTCGGTAAGGCTAAACTTGCTCATTTGTTGGCTCGCCTGGTGTACCTTCTCTGCGGTGCCTTCTCCGTAGATGGCATCCAATCGCTTACCAAATTTGTAGGATTGTGAACTATCGTACAAGTTACATCTTGGGCATTGCGGCATTACATTGACCATGCCCGTGCTTGGGTCGTGCATCCATCGCGTAGAGTATTTGGAGCGAGACATGAAGTGACCCGCATGCATTTCGGCTACGGGTTTGAGGACACCACACGTTATGCACTTTGTCCTACCTGCCTTGTCCGCATATAGGTTACGGATGTACTTGCTAAACACCGCGTCCAACTTCTTGACTTCTTTGCGACGACTCATGCCTTACAATATAAACCCTCCATTTCTTGTATCGCTTGAAAGATCTGGACGGCTACTTGTGGGACGATGGCATTTCCGTAGGCTTTGATTGTTTCCTTTCTCCACTTTGAAATGGAGATGTCGTCCAATTCTTTGGGAAGCCCATCATTTCTTCCACAAATAGGGGAGACAGTTGGGAAGTCGTCCCATCTTCTTGCTTCCAATCTTGGTCGGTGTGGACGTACACATTCCGTAGAAGAAGGCTTCGGTCTATTCCGTCCCTGCTCACCATTGCTTCGGGCGAGTACGCACCCTTCCAATCCGTTGCCGTTGGTGTCGCGAGTAGTCCCGACTCCACCACATCCCGCAACTTCACACCCCACCTTTCCCCCTTCTTGTTCTCTCGGTAGAATCCGCCCGCCTCGTTGGTCTTTACATCCTTCACCGCACCCCCTTCCACATCCGTTGTGCGGGGCGTGGGCAACAATCCACACTCTATCCCTTCGGTGGGGTGCATTGTAGACGGCACAAGCTGGAAGAATAAACGATTGTACTTCGTACCCTTCAGCTTCCAAGTCAGCTTGACACGCTTCGAATTGAATGCCTCCATCCCAATCAGTAAGCCCGCGAACGTTCTCCGCCACGACCCAACGGGGTTGACACTCTCGAACAACTCTAAACATCTCGGACCACAAACTGCGCTCGTCTTCGGTTCCAAGTCGTTTTCCTGCACTTGAGAAGGGTTGGCATGGGAACCCCCCCGTGAGGACTCCAACTCGTCCAAGATGGATAGTTGCGTCCAAGTCGTGGATGTCTTCGTATTGTCTGACATTTGGAAATTGGTGTTTGAGTACGCGCCTGGGGAAGTCCTCCCATTCGCAGTTAAAGATGTTGTCCCACCCCATGTATTCGGCAGCCAAGTCAAAGCCTCCAATGCCTGAAAACAAAGATGCGTGGGTCATTCCGTGCCCAAGTGTTTTTTGACTCGCTGACCTAAACCACTGTCTTTTGGTTTCTTCGGTGCCGTCACGCTCAAACTTCCAACCACCTCTCGCACCTCCTTACTATCCTTAAGTTGGTTGTCCATGCGTTCTTGCATGTTCCACTTTTGGTTGTGGATCTGGCGCTCCATGATGGGTGCCCTCACCTCTCCCTCGTAGCGTCGAAGCGCGTCCAAAATTTCAGGGGTCTTGAGTCTCTCGTATAGCTTACCAAATTTCCCTGCTCGAATCATGTCGAAGCATGCCCGCAGTTCCTCCAGCTTAAGGGCGGGGAAGTCCTCAATGATTGACCGACAACAAAACTTAAGTTCTTCATCCGTCGATAGCGTCTTGTTTGCGTCAACCTCCTTGCACAACTTGGCTACTTCCGTAACAACCCACATGCGTATAGCTTGCTCGTGTTCCTCGTTGACCTTCATGGCGCTTCGGATGTTGGTGCCCAAGTTCCAAGCGTCCGTGGGTGTGACCCCCATGATGTCACCCATTAACAACGAAGTCGATTGCTCCGTCAGTTGTGAAGTTGCCCGCGTTAAACCCACGAGGCTTTTGTTTCCATTGTTCTGCATTGCGTTTCCAATTGCGGGCGGCAGCTTTCCAATCCTTTATGGCTTTGCCCCTCCCTTGTTTCCATCCGTTGGTTTCGTAGTAGTCCACAAACTTATCGCCTTCCGCCATGTCCAAACCCAGCTCGTTAAAGTAGATATGAACTTCATCCCTTGAATTTGGCTTTGCCCTACTAACTTGTTTTCTAATTTGTTCCCTATCTTGTTTACTATGTAGACATTTTGGCGAGGCAGAGTCGCCACTTTGTCCACCCTGCATAGACAAATTGTCTACCCTGGCTCGACACTTTCGCACCCTTCCGTCGGTGCTTACCTCAATCAAACCTCTCTCCTTGAGTATCGTTATCGAACGACTGACAGTGCGTTGACTGACTTGGTATTCTTCCGCTACTCGCTCATTGCTTTTGAAGAAGTGTGCATCGCGTCCCGTGAACGAATGGATGTCCGCCCACAACAACTTGGCTACTGCGGGAATGTCCATCTCCAAAATCTCTACGGGCATCCAGATCCCTTTGAATTGTCTCTCCATTAGCGCGGAAGATACTTATGCGTGTTCAATCGCTTATTCAATTCCTCGCCTATCGCTTGAATCTCTCGTGCGTAGGCTCCGCTTTTATGATAGTTCTTCTTCTTGTCTTGGTATGCATGACGAAAAAGAAGAATCTTGCGCCACTCCTTCAGTTCGGGAATGGTCATCGTTGAGATGTCGAATATCGTTTTCACGTTGGATAATCATTTCAAGTATGTCGTTTGCATCCATTCCCGTTTGCACCACCAATTGTTCGAGGTAGTACAAGAAGCGTCGCGGGTCGTGGCAGTACCAACGGGTGACTGTCTTGTGACCCAAACCCAAAGCCTTCTCCATATCGCCTTGGGTTCCGTAGTGACGTTTGATAAGTGTTTCAAATGTCAATCTCATCTTTAATCATTTTCAATGTTCCAATCAAATGCATGGTTCCTTCGGCTACCTTGCTGCAATAGGCTTCCCAATCTTGGTGGTTGGCGGCTCCCTGCAAAGCGGATACGGCAAGCCCCATCGCCCACCGCACATCCGCTTCGCTCACTTCGTCCACCAAGTATTCGTTGTTTATGAGTACCATTAGAAAGGAAGTCCATCGTCGTCAACGCCAACCGCTTTGGGCGGAACGGGAGGGCAATTTTCAGGTGCCAACTCTTGCGCTCGTTGCGATGTCTCCTTCTTGTAGATACCGCCCCATGTGTCGAAGTTGTCGTGCATCGACTTAAGGTGTTTGGCTACTCCCCAAATGTCGTACAACGTCACTTGATCTGGAGCCTTGGTGCCATTGAAGACATAGCTTTGAGCCTCACGGATTGCCCATTGGGTTACGATTGATTCTTGCCTATCGACTCCCGAAGGACTTGGCTTGTCAAACGATTGACCACCAAAGCCAGGTTTGTCCAACTTGAGGCGTGGTCCCCACTTGGTTTGTTGGTGTTCCTTGACCACCACTTCGTCACCTACTTTCCATTTGTCAGGTGTCTTGGCGTTGACCTCACCCACCATTCCGTTTTCCAAAATGATGTCCAACTTGTAGAAGGTCGCACCATTGTTGCCTTGCCATGTACCCTGCGGGTTAAGGCTTTGAATTTTTGTTGTCTCCATTATTAGAGGGTTTGAATTTCACTTGTGAACACGAAGCCTTTGCCAAGGATGGCGGGTTCGACTCTCTCGTAAAGTCGTTCGCTTCTCCACCACCATGCGGTGGGCTTGTCTCGATCTGGATGTTGACTTTCCCTGCGGTACTTGTACCCCAATTCCTTCATTCGCTCCACGTCCATCGAATTGCCGTTGTCGGGCATAACGATGGAAGGAAGGTCAAGTGTTGGTCCAACGTAAAAGGGTTCTTGCGACTTGTGGTCTAAGCACTCTTTGTAGTCACTCATTTTTGTTCGTCTTTAACGGCTTGCAAAATGATGTCGTAAAACTCCCGCTTGGCGTGGTACGCGGCTTCGGCTCTCTCCAAGGCGACAATCGCCTTCACCTCTGCATGTGTGTACATGCGAACGTCTTGGTCTAAATACTCCATTGAAATATGAATTGGTTTGTAATTGATGACCGCAATTTACAACCGCATCCGCAAAAGTCAAACCATAGTTGTCAACAAACGACCATGGAAAAGGGGCACCCTCGCAATGAGAATGCCCCCGACCAAAGGAGAGAGGGGAACCGCGAGCGCGATTCACCCTGCAATATAGCTTACTTCTTCTTCCGACCCAAGCCCCGTGACTTGCCAAATACAATGGCTTGCACAATTCGGGTCAAGACGTTGACAACTGTGTCGTCCTTGTCGGTTTCGGTCAAGGCAGTAATGGTGCCAAGTGCGGTAAGGATAGCCAACGCTACCTCACTCCAATGTTCAAAGAGAAAATCCATAGGTGTTTATTTAAGAAATTCATATTTGTCGGGGACATCAAAACACGGGCATGCTTTACGCGCATATTGATTGTGTCCCGAAATGCTCAAGTTACCAAAGACAGTGCGAAGTGAACGAACAAGTTTGATAAAAGCAATGTCTTGAGCTGGAGTCATGGTGTCCTTGGGCTTACCATTTTTGTCAAGACCACCAACGTAGGCGACCCCTACTGAATCTTTGTTGTGCCCACGGACGTGGGCACCCTCCTTGTGTAATGGTCTACCCAACTCTATCGTTCCGTCCAGCCAGATCAAATAGTGGTACCCTATGTCCGACCACCCACGCCCTTCGGGTTCGGGGTCGGTGTGCCACTTTCTAATTGTGGCGACATCAAAATGCGCCCGCTCAATTGTGGCGGTGCAATGCAAAATGATTCGCTTAAGTTCCCTCACTCTACGCGGTTCTTGGCAAGCAACAACTTAATCTCGTTCACCCCATCCATGAGGTCACGCAAGGCTTCACTTACCTTGTCTTCGTTTTTTTCGAGCTG